TTTTAAAATTTATTTATACATCTCTCCACATCTATAATATACACAACATCACCACATCCCATCTTATAAATAAACGATAGCTAGTCGATTATTTATTAGATATAAAACCATAAGAATAAAACAGCGAACTTCCATAAAGCTCTTCACTTCCGAATGCCTTCTGATATTCTCTAACTATATCAGCTTGCAATAATGAAGAGAACTGTTCTGGATTAGCTCTGAGCAAATTGGTAAATCCTGTTCTAGGTATGATTAACAGAATATTACTCTTTGGAACAAACTCATATGGTTTGTCCCTTTTACTCATTACAATATCGGCAAACACAGTCCTGTTATCTTCTGGATAGACAACTGATTCACTCTGTAAATCCAATAATAGATCCATCAATTTGATGGCTTTATTGTTAAAACTAAGATTATTAGAATATGTATCTGCTTGTTCAAAGCTTAATAAACTATTCCCTATTTTACACATATTCTTAATATAGATATCTATATGTTTAAGGTTTTCAAGATCTGAAATAGTTATTCCTATATCTCTAGGATCACGTTTTACCTTACCTAAAAAGAACTGACTTCCAACCATGGCTTCGTAGAACTCTGAAGGCAATACTTTAGGTTCTAGATCTTTACCTTCTTTACCATAAGTAACACCTGCTAATCCTGTAAATGAGTTAGCGTTAGCTTCTTGGTCATTGAGAAGGAACCATGGTACTCTCCTATTATCCATTCTATATTTCTCACTAGGTATAGGATATGTACAGTTAGTATAATAAGCTTTAATAGATTGCTCTGCCTCTCCAAATAGGTTAGATAGCCAGTTGAACAGAGTTGTATTATAACTCGCTCCTGATTTAGCTAAAAACTCTGGAATGAATAATACTGGTTTCTCTACTTTGTATATCATGGACATCATAGTCTCCTTATTATTATAGTATACTTATAGCTAAGTATACTGATAGTTAAATTTTCAACTAACTGCCCTTATAGGCCTATGCTTCAGCCTATATTTATAGGAAAGTAAGATTCTATGTAACGAGAAGAGAAATAGAGAACAGTGAAAGAAGGTAAAATAGAGTTATGGTTAAGATGGATATATTAGTAGCGTCTATTGTATTATTGTTTAGAGAACGTGAAGGAACTCAAGAAGAAGTTGATAGTTCAGAGTTGGTTAAAAGCATCCTTAATATAAGTAAGCCTAAGAAGAAAGAATTTGCATATGATGGCGAGATAGGAGATGTTAATAGTGAGATTATAGATTTTATCAATAAGATGATACAAGAACCTGAAGCTTATAACGACCTTACTACATTATTAGGAGAGCTTAAAATTATCTTTAGAAATAATGAAGTCTATTACGATAGTATTAAAGACCAGCTATCTGCAGAAATGACAGATGGTGGTAAGAAAAGGTCTATGGCAACCTTAAGGAATAAATTACATAAATACTATAATGAAATGATAATTATTCAACAGCTTAATAGATTATCGTTTAATTTCTCTAATGGTAAAGTAGAGAAGTCTGTTCAAGAAGACCTTATGGCTATTCTTCCTGAATTAGAAGTGCTATGTAAGAAAACAAGAACTAATGACCCAGGTATTATGGATAGTCTTAGTTTAAGTTCTACAGATGATATAGCTAATATACAGAAGAAACTCTTAGAAGAGAAAGAAGAGGGTGGTGTTCTTAAGACTGGATGGAAGCAACTTAATAGAATGATAGATGGCGGCTTCTATAAAGGTGAAACAACTATGATATGTGCATTACAGCATAATTATAAATCAGGATTCGTTCAATCTTTAGTTATGCAATTAGCTAGACATAATAAACCACGTATGAAAGACCCTAGTAAGAAACCAGCTATAATGTATATATCTTTAGAAGATGATATGGAGAAGATACTAAGGTTTATGTATCGTTATTTATTCTATAACGAGAATAAAGAACTTCCAGATGGAACTCCGCATGATATAACTATGTTGACCCCAGAACAAATAAAAGAATACATTAATAGTCAAATTGGTATCAATGGCTATGAAGTAATCTTATTAAGAGTAGACCCAGCCTTATGGACATACCATGATGTGATAGCAACCATGAATAAATATGAAGCATTAGGATACGAGCTACATGCACTTCTTATTGACTACATTAACAAATTACCTACAGTAGGATGCACACAAGGTCCTGCTGGTGTCGATATTAGAGACCTTTGGAATCGCTTAAGAAACGCAAACTCTGCAAAAAGGTGTGCCTTGATCTCTCCTACGCAAATATCGACCGAGGGTAAGACTTTGATAAGAAATGGTGTCTCTGCTTTGAACTTTGTTAAGGAAATAGCAGGTAAAGGTTATTTAGAAGGTTCTAAGCAAATAGACCAAGTAGTAGACTTGGAGTTGTATTTGCATAAAGCCTACCAGAATAAGAAACCTGTCTTAACTGTTCAGAGAGGAAAACATAGAGGTCATCCTATTCTAGATGATAGTGATCTTTATTTTATTCTTCCATTTCCTTATAAAGCACCTATACTGGAAAACATTAACGATGAGAGTATAGGTAATGGAGAAGAAAACGTATCTGCGGATGAGTTTGAAATATAAAAATAATTATTACACCTACAGACCTTATTGGTCTGTAGGCGATTTCTTTTTCGTAGGTTTATCAGGACTGAACTTTAACCATACACCATATGGTATAGTTATCATTATCCAAAATATAGTTACATATCTTAGTTCCAACATCTCTTCTATATTCATTTCGTTAAATGGATATACTTTTACTAGTACACTTACCACTATGAGTGTGAAAATTATATACACCGCATGTATAAACTGTTTCATTATTTAACCTTTCTTATTTGGGTTATACTCTTCTTTCAACCTCTTGAACGGGTTAATAGCTACAACAGATAATAGATAAGGTTTATCATCCTTCTCTAGAAATGTATGCTTGTTCTCAGGTGTCATACCTGCAATATCCATTAACTTAGTTCCAACATAGATTCGGCAATAGAAGTTTTTAAAGATACCACTGTATCTTATTTCCTTATATAGTCCAAACCATTCCTTCCCATCCTTAGTTTTACAAGTAACCTTACACCAAGTATTCTTCCAACCCTTAACATAGGTAGCATTAATATCACCAGTAGTAACTACTGTTGATGCATCTATGTCCTCTACCTTAAGACCAAAAACCTTCTTAGAAAAGTTACCTATTCTATTTCTCCATAACCATCTTACTCTAGCATAGTACGAAGTATGTTTTCCATTAGGAAAATGGTCCTTCTGCCAATAAGGGTCACCATTGATCCCATAATCAGGATCATCTAGCCAACTAAAGAACTTAGGTAGATTGTTAGATTCTTTCTTACAGAATAGAACTGCCATAGGCACAATGAAGAAACTTATAAAATCTACTGGAAATTCTATTAACATTATCTTAAGTAGATATAACTTTTCTTTACCACTTAATTCTTTAAACATCTTAACTCCTTGTTAAATACTTCACTAGAAGCCTTTAAACCTAAGCTTTGCTTGGTCATTTCGTTGATTAATCGGCCTTATCTATTAATATAGTTAAGGCTATTAAGTAATTTTACGTATAAGAGGAACACATATGTTAGCTAATATCATATCACACTCTAAACAAAATGATACAACGACTACGTTAAAGTTTGGAGAACGTACACTAGCTAAGAATGTAGTGTTGGATATAGAGGATATAACGGATGGCGATATCATTAACGATACGACATTACATCAGACTCTTGCAAGAGTTAAGACACCGTTCCTTCTAGGCTTTCCTTATATAGAGTATCCTGCTACAGACCAGTTGGTAACTGCTACTACTATATTCCAAGCTTCTACACCTATTCTTAACGATGCTGTTGTGGGGGTAACTCAAACTTCAAGATGGCAGGTATCTGACAGAGAAGACTTTTCTAATATTCTATTCGATAGGACATATACACCAGATGCTTGTCCAGAAGGTAACATAACTAAATTTGACCCTAAGAACATAGTAGTAAGGTCAGGGTTCTATTACGTCCGTATGAGATACATGTTAGCTAAGATAACTTCTCCATGGTCTTTACCGTTAAGAATCAACATGCCTTCTTTAAAGGTAGCTATACCTACTATAACTATGGAAGAAAGAGAGCTTACTCCTATCTTTAGAGTAACTGCTTATACAT